CTGCGAACCGTGAGTACTTTTTATACGGTCGTGAGGTGTTTGAAGAGAAGCGTCAACAATTGGAGCAAGTTGGTTGTCGTCATTTTGGGTCTTTGTTCAGTCTTCCAGGTTGGGAGGAGTTAGTAGAGACATTTGGAGATGAAGAAAAGCTTGGTCACTATATTCGAGGAGATGAATCTTTCGATGAGAAGTTATTTCCCCAATCTGGTGACGCGTCATTGGTGAGTGTTGACGTTTCTGAGCTGACCGATGATCTTTCCAAGATATCTACTGCTTCTGGTGAAGAAGAGTTGACGAGTATTATCGTCGATGTTATGAAAAATAAACCCTTAATTTAAAATGAAAAATTGTTTGGTAAGCAGGAATTTGGTGAAATTGATTTAGTGTACGGTACCTATGTGCACGCACCTGGCCTGTCTTTCCGTGTGTATATTAATATTGAAGTCAAGATTACGAAAGGTGACAAGCAGCGTTGGCGAGAAGTGTGCGATCAATCTACAAAATATGGAAAGATGTTAAATATGATGACTGGACTTACTGTGTATTCGTGTGTTGCGACTGAAGTTGGTTTTACTGTTATACAAAAAATTAGAGGAAAGTATATGAGAAAGGAAGCAGACCCATTGGCAGATCAGCATGTTATTAATTACCTGCGTCGGGTCGCAAAAGAGGAATATCTGGAATTGCGTTTGAAAGTCATTAACAAGAAGAAGATGGATAAGAAAGGCAAGGTGAAGATGCATGTCCCTGAAGATTGGGAACCTTGTCAGAAAAATATGGCGGCTAAACTTCCGTGGGAAGTTTAGTTTAGCACCGCCCCTAGGTGGGGGCGTTATAAATACACCACCAGGCGTTGGGAATACGCCTGTTCGCTAAATTCCCCTTCACAAGGAATATACCGCACTGCTCGTACTTCTGGTATCCAAAACACCAGTAAGCAGTGGACAGGACTTGTGTCGTAGGTAACGTTACGTGTGTCCCTATTTAGGGAAGGTCTCGCCGGCCAAACAACGTGGGCTCTCCGCGCATCTCTAACCCGGGATGTGTCGTGAATATAGTGGGGTTACTAATTGTCTATTATCTATATTTATTATTCCATTCAATGTGTTTGTGAACATGTTTTGTTGCACAAAGAATGGTCAAACAAAAACAAAAACTGGCCTGAAACCGCAGTCAGGCAGTGTGGAGGAAGAGATCATTTGGACCACGGAGTGGTCTGATCAATTCTGTACACACATTCTATTCGAGCAGCCAGATCTCGAACCACAATCTGGTAGTGAACGTACGAACTTTTCGATCACGACTGCGAATGATTCTGAATCATCGCAGATTGTCTCCTTTTCGGACAAGGAGGCGAGTTATGCTTATGAGGTGCCGACGTCTATTGACCCGACCCGCATGAACACAGACTCAACAGATGCCGATCTTGGGAATTTCTTTTCCCGTCCGATCAAGATCGCGTCGTACCAGTGGGTTACTGGTTCTCCCTTTTTTCAAAATTTTAATCCTTGGGATTTGTATTTTACTAACTTGCGTGTTATTAATCGCATCGTAAATTTCAACCTGATGCGTGCAACTCTTAAGGTTAAGATAATGATTAATGGAAACGGTTTCTTTTACGGGCGAGCAATCGCTTCGTATCAACCACTACCCGCCCAGGATCAGGTGACTGTTAATCGGTCACCTTTTGTATATGATGTTGTGGAAGCGTCCCAACGACCGCACATTTATATCGATCCTTGTTACTCAGCTGGAGGACAATTAACCCTGCCATTTTTGTGGTATCGGGATAATGTCTCAATTCCTCTGGAGGAGTACCAGTACTTGGGCACAATGAATCTCCGTTCAATTAATGCACTGAAGCATGCGAACGGTGCTTCCGAGTCTTGTACCATTTCAGTTTTTGCATGGGCAGAGGACGTCGTTCTCTCTGTCCCTACTTCTGCTGAACCTGGTGCCCTTGCCCCTCAGTCCGGTGCGTCGGATGAGTACGGCACGGGTCCAGTGTCTAGACCTGCAGGCATTGTTTCGCGCGTCGCTGGTATGCTAACTTCTGCTCCAATGATAGGTCCTTTTGCAAAAGCGACCGAGTTAGCTGCTAGTGCAGTTGCCGAAATTGCACGATTGTATGGTTATTCAAGGCCAGTTATGATTTCTGATCCAGCACCGATGAAAATTTCTACTGTTGGCAACCTTGCTAATAGTAACATAACTGATCAGTCCACAAAATTAGCTCTTGATTGCAAGCAAGAGTTAAGTATTGACCCCCGAATATCAGGGATAGGTGGTCAAGACGAGATGGACATCACTTCTTTCGCCATGAGAGAGAGTTTCTTGACTCTTTTCTCATGGGGTACTGCCCAGTCTTCTGAAACATTGTTGTGGAATTGTCATGTCACTCCGATGTTGTACTCTATCAATGCCACGGTTGAATATCATATGACACCGATGGCTTATGTCACTATGCCCTTTCAATATTGGCGAGGTAGCATTGAGTATAGGTTTCAAGTAGTAGCGTCCAATTTTCATAAAGGACGTTTAGCGATCTCTTATGATCCATACTATGCGCAGACCTTTGAGTACAACACGCAGTATACACACATTGTTGATATTGCTGATGCGAAAGATTTTACGATCAAGGTAGGTTGGGGTAACCAACATGGTTGGTGTCGGGCTACAACTCCCGGTACTGCTGCAGCACCATATGCAGCATCCAAACTTCCCACGATCAACCCGGACGTTTACAACGGAACTATTTCCGTGCGTGTGTTGAACGAATTGACGACTCCCAATTCCGGGGTCGACAATGACATTCAGGTTAATGTGTTTGTCAAGGCGTGTGACGACTTTGAAGTAGCAGCTCCAGATGCTACCATTAATCAATACGTGATCGGTCTTGCACCCGAGAGTGGCCTTGTACCGCAATCGGCTGAAGGTGTTGCTGATGCAGAGGACACTGCGGAACCGAACGCTCCGGTATCTTCAACAGTTGAGGCAGTAATGTCCCAGCCGTTGTCGATCAGTGATTGGAACAAACACGTCTACTTTGGTGAGGAGATCAAAAGTATTCGTACTCTACTTAAGCGGTACACTCAAGTAGAGGTAATGGCCCAGTCATCTGCTGGCGACGTTTACTTAGAATTTAAACGTCCCAATTTTCCACTTTATAAAGGTTATCAAGTCAGTGCAGTACATTCGACATCGGCTTTGACACCGTTCAATTATGTCAATCAGACCTTTATAAATTGGTTCACCCCTTGCTTTGCAGGAAAGAAGGGAGGAATCAGGTGGAAGTACCACCGGGTTGGCGATACCACCACTAATCAGTTGTTAGGTGTGTATCGTGACCCATATGCTGGCACGAAGTATCAAAATACTTCTGTGACCGGCCCAGGCTATGGCACTCCTAGTGCTATAGCGTGGTGGGGCACAACACAGCTCGGTTCACTTTTGGCCGGTGCTGCAGAAACAAACACCCAAATTGATCCATGTGTAGAGGTAGAGTTACCTTACTACTGGAACAGGCGTTTTGGGTATGCTCGTGACCTGAATCCGAATTCAGAGGATGGATATCACCAGCATTGTGTCTACACCACATCAGATGGTATCACCGGAAATACGACGAATTTTATTAAGTCTATGGTTTCCGTTGGGGAGGATTTCTCACTGTTTTTCTTTGTGAGTACTCCCATCGTGTATTATTTGCCATCTGTCCCTGCTGAATCATAGTCAGTGTGCGCGCTTACGAGCATAGACACACTGCGGTTTGGCAGGTTTAGCTTTTACATCATTATTGCAATGTCCCAGAATGATGAAATCTATCGAGGAGACCCGATAGTCATTAACACGTACCATTGTTAATGCGCGAGTATAATCTCGCGGCGCTAGTAGCTTACTAGAACTTGAGAAATTTTCTTGAGTATGCCGCGGGCATGCTCATGTTTTGGTCTCAAGTTTCAACAGCTATAAGCGTGATCCCTTTTAATATTTTGCGGGAG